GCGCCGTTCCTCGGCTTCCTTGGCAAGCCGATCTATTTCGATGCGGCGCTGTTCGCGCGCAAATTCGGTCTGCAACCCGGTAACAATCCGCTCACCGGCCTCGATCCTGGCAATCAGCACGTTCTTCTGACCATCAACCAGCCGGCCACCGTCTAGGTAGGGTTGCTTCACCTTGCGGTGGACCTCCTCGACGTGCTTGCGCGCGGCGCGTAGTGTGTTGGCCAGCGACCCGCACTTGGCGAGGGTTTCTTCGTCCTTGCAAACCGCGCGGTGAACCGCACCGGGCTTGTAGGCTTCGGAGTTCGGATCGCCGGCACCGAGCAACTGGTCCAGTTTATCGAGGAAGTCATCACGCTCGCTCAGCAGTTCCTCACGGAACTCGATCGGGATCAGTTCTTCAAGTGGAGGCTTGTTTCCGCCAATACCAATATCGGGATTAGCGGAAGGCCTTACGTCAGGCCACGGCGCGACATCTGAAAACATAGTGCTCATCTCCAAGTTACTCCATTGCGAATGTCGGCGATCGTTCGGCGGCTCACGCCGAATTGAGATCCAATTTCTGAATTGGACCTGGTGGGAAGAAGCCTGCGAATTTGATTGACCTCGGCAGTGCGAAGTTTGGCCTGCGCGCGATCTTCGCCTTGAGGGTGTCGCCTCTGAGATTTATTAAATTCTGGGGTCACCCAACGAAGATTTTCCGCGCGGTTATCCCACCGGACCATGTTGATATGATCGCACTGAAATCCTTCTGGCGGTGGTCCATTGAACGCCTCACAAACAAGACGATGAATGAATGCCTTTGATCGCTTGCCGCCAATTCCGATGGACACCTGCAAATATCCATGCGTGTGCCTTACCGGCTTCAATATGCGCCGGGTTAGGCAGTTACGGATGCGGCCCAGATTGCTGACTTCACAGCTTAGGCGCTCTATTGGTTTCCAAATTTCAGACATCAGAACTGCAATGGCTCCTGTGTGCTAAGCGGGTCGCGCTTGCGGCCAGGTTCGGCATAGGAGCTGTCCGGCGCGTGCTCGCGGGCCCAGCGCTGGCGGTTGCAATAGGTGGTGTAATCAGCCTCGGAGATCGGCTCTCCGGTGCAGCCAGGCCAGATCCGGTCAAAGTCTGCGTAGGGCTCGCCGTTGACATCGGCCTGCCAGCGCCAACTGCGGTCCAGCACTTCGCCGGTGACCGGATCAATCGGCGGGCCGTAGTGGATCCGAACCCCGACCGCGACAGATCTGCCAGACAGCCGAAATCGGAAATACCCAGCCTCGGGCTTCGAGACATCTTGGGCTGTCACCGCAGCGCCCTCACCGTCGCAAAGTCGATGACGTTGGCTGGACGCTCGCCGATCGCCTTCATCAGCGTATCGACCAGCACCGCGCCATCGCGGGTGTCCTGGATGCTGATGCCGCCATCGACCGACCGCTTGGCGATCTCGTCGTAGCAACTGTCGAGCCATTCCTGCTCGCTGAGGTTCCGGGTGAGCATCACGCGATCTCCCGGTCCATCGAGAGCGGGCGGCGTTCGCAGTCCGACCACAACGCGCGGCGGGCGCGTTCGGCCAAAACCTGCGGGACAAGGCGGCTCTGGTCGTTGGTGGTGTGCCAGCACGGCATTGAGAACCTCGGTTCTATCCGCTTCATTTTCTGCTCCTGAAAATAGACAGGACCACAGCACCGATGATCACGATGCTGATCACGTTTGCGGCCCAGATGATCCAATGCGGCATGGGAAGTCCTAGAAATGACGGGCGGCCAGAGGTTGCATCAATGACCGCCCGCCAAGGTGTCGCGGCCGAATTGTTCGGGCGACCGCGATGCGGGGAAATGGTTGGGACAGCTCTGCGCAGCGCTGCACTCGACCAGACCCGCAATGACGCGGTCGGTGAAGTGCAGCAGCGCGGCGAAGGCGGTGGTGAGGAGGATGGCGCGGGTCATGCCACACCTGCCAGCGCCGGAATGGCCATCCGCATCTCAATGTCGGTATCGTCCCACGATCCGATCCCGGGCGACGCGGGAAAGCCGGCGTTGACCAGCCACGCAAACCGATCCTGGTTGGGGGTGAAGCGGAACCGCGAGACGTTCAGCAGGACATCGCGCTCCGCCGAGCGAGCGACGTAAACCGGGTAGTCAAACCCGCAGTTGTCGCGTTCGATCTGGACGCACAGACGCCAGCCATCGACAGGCTCGATGTAGGGGAGAGGTTCGGCCGAGTAGCGACCGTGGGGAGTGTGTTCCGTCTGGCTCATGCCGACGGTGTTATGCGATTATCGCATCGCCCGCAATACTAAAAAAGCGATTATCGCATCATTTTTCGTGCGGCGTCTTTCTGGCCGAAGGAATCAGTAGGCCAGCAATCAGCAAAATTCCGCCCAGCAGGAGGAGCCTGTCACCGATCCAACCCACCTTCGAATGGTGTGCGACGACTGCGGGAAACTCTTCAAGCTCGCTGAGGTATTGCTGATTGTACTGGCCGCCCTGCGACACCGGCGGGGGCTGCGGAACCGTCGATGGGCCGGTCGCGGAATAGGCCGCGGCGAGCAGCCCTGCGGCGATGATCGCGATGCCGGTCTTGCTCAGAGAGTTGAAGCTGAAACTCGACATTGTGATCACATCCTTCTTCCGACCCAGACCAGCCGCCCGATTATATGGACATCCTCAAGCGGTACAACCTGGTCGGCAATGACGGCATTGTCAGACATGATAACCAGCTCGTCACCATACTCGCCGCGCTGGCGCCGCAGGCGCTTCACCATGCCGCAGCCCGCGTAGCTGAGCGCCCAGATCTGATCGTTGAAAGCCACGCGGTTCTGCGATGAATCGATCATCAAGAGATCGCTGCGCAGCAGCGTCGGCTCCATACTATCACCCTGCCCTGTGGCAATGAACAGATGCTCGATATTGGACCGCGTCACGCTGCGGATGAGGCTGAGGTTGAAGGGAATGATCCCTGTGTCGGGGAAATCATCGACGATCGCGCCGTCTCCCATCGAATAGGAGATGTCGACCTGGCGGACATAGATCAGGTCGCTCTGCGAAAGCACTTCCTGGCTTTCAAAGCCAAGCCCGCCTGCCTCCATCATCGCCTTGATCCGCAGCACCTCATCAGCGGTGAAGCGTCTGATCCGCGCCATCGCCTTTGAGACCTTGTCTGGCGTAATACCGAGTGCGCGTGCCAGATCCGCTTGGGTCTGGCCGATGTCTTCGAGCCATTGTCTGATGTGTTCCGGGTCCATGACACGGTTTCGCGCATCACCGCGATCCACGCAAAAGCGAATATCGCATTTTGGGTGTTGCGTTTGCGTTGCGATTATCGCATTAGGGTGAGCATGAACAGTCATGCAAAAGCCATCATCAACGCTCTGGGCGGCACAAAGGCTGTAGCCAAGGCCACCGAGGCACCAACCTCAACAGTCCAGAGCTGGAAGAAGGATGGGATACCTCCGTCCCGCCTTGCCCACCTGAAATTGCTCGCCGAGGTGAAGGGTATCACTTTGCCCGAACCAGCGGTCAACGCCGAATGATCCCCGGGGGCCAGTCCTCGGGTCGCCGCGCCCGGTACGGCACAACGCCGGCCGGGCGCAATGGTGTGTGCTTCGTTCATGGGAGCCTTGTGCCCCATGCCTGACCCGCTGATCCACGGCATTCGCAAGACCGTTTCCGCTTTTGATGTGGTTAATGCGTTGGCTGATGCGCTGGGCGAGATCCGCCAAGCCGATCGCCTGACTTGGTCCGACATAGGTGTGGTGCTGGGCCGCAGCGATGATCAGGCCGCTAAGTACGCCGACGGCAGCGCAACGATGGACGTGGTTACCTTCTTCCGTGCCCGAACGGCATGGGGGTCTCGCTTCACCGGTTATTTCGATCGGCTCGGTTTGACTTCAACCCAGACCGACGACCGCCACGCCCAGACTGAGGTTCTGGCCGCCGCGCTGGCACTGTCGCAGGCCCTTGAGGGCGACAACACCATCACCCCCGCCGAAGTCAAAGCGATGCGCGCCGTTCTGGATCGCGCCCGCGATGCGATCGAAGCCCAACTCAAGAAGCTGTGAACGAGAGGAAAAAGACATGACTGACCTTGTGACGATCATTGCAATTGCCGGCGCGGCGGGAACCGCGATCAGCGCCTACCAATGGCGCCGGGCGCGGGAAGACGCCCAGTTTTACGAAGGCGCGTTTCACGATCAGGTGAAGGCTATTGCTGAGCGCGACGCCAAGATCAGCGCTATGAACGACCGCCTGGCCGGGTTCGAAGCGGCCGAGTTTGCCCGCAAGCGCAGCCTGTCGGAACGCGGCAAGAAGGGCCGTCAGGTCCAGCTCGCCAAAGCCAAGGAAACCGCGATCGAGAAGGCGGTCCAGCAGGTCGAGGCGCGCGACCGCACCATGAAGGCAATCGCCAGCACTCCGATGCGCAGCCGGGCCAAGGTGGTCGCGCCGGTCAAGGCGGCGCGAACCCGCAAGAAGAATGCAGGCGGAGGCGTGGCTGCGTCACAGGGGGGATGAGGTCCGTAATCAACCTATTGGCGCTGACCTGCGGCGGGGGCCCTCCACTCCTACGGAAGCGCGGACGATGCGGAATGAGCCGTGAACCGCCCGACCTGAACGCCCGGCGTTAATCCCCCTCCACGCGAATTTTACCAGAGAAGGAACCGATGATGGCACGACCGAAGAAGAAGGACGATGAAGTCGTCATAGTGAAGTCAATGGACTTCGATCACGTCAAGAAGCTCTATTTCAGCGACATCAAGCCCGGCAGGAGCCAGTCGGCCTCGCACGCCCAGAGCGTTTCCGAAGCGATGAAGGTCATCAAGAAGACCTGCCATGTAGAACCCCAGGGTGCGCGCGCCGCATTCAAGGCGTTCGAGATGGAAGACGCGATGCGCGAGACCCATATCCGCAGCCTGGTCGGTACGCTCAACGCGCTGCTCGGCACCGAAGTCCTGAAATGCAACTTTGGCGACATGGTCGACCAGATGCAGGCAGAGGATGGCTATGCCCGTCCGAAGCCATCGCTGGTCGCTGTTCCCGATCCGAGCGACGGCACCGAAACCGATCTCGCCGATGCGGCTGAGTTCACCGAAGCCAGCGAGGAAGAACTGGCCCAGCAAGAAGGCCGCGGCGCCAAGGAATCGGAGGAAGACTGACCACAAGCAGTCTTCACCGAGGGGCGGGCGTTTCCCACGACCCGGGCGTCCGCCCCAAATCTGAACACTGCTTGTGGAGCGTGCCTTGAAAACTCTTTCTCTCGATCTCTCCAAAACCCGCACTGGTTGGGCATGGTGGGACGGACATTCGCCGGTCCCGCGCTACGGTTCATGGGTACTTGGCAGCGAATACACGACCAACGGCGGCGTATTCGCCAAACTGGCGTCCTGCCTTGCAGAGCATCATCAGGTGATGCCGTTCGAGCGGATCTACGTCGAGCCGCCGATCGTCCCGGCGCAGCTTCAAGGCAATACCACGATCCAGACCATCCGGCTTGCAATCGGTCTTGCTGCCACGTTGGAATACTTTGCCCACCAGTATCGCACGCACGACCGATACCCGACGCGCAGGCCGTTTGAGGTCAATGTGGAAACGTGGCGGCCGGAGTTCATCGGGAGGATCGCAAACAGCGATGCCAAGGCAGACGCCCGGCGGCGCAAGAAGGCTGGTGATGAACGGGCAAGCGCGCGGGACACGCTCAAGGCGCTCACTATGCAGCGCTGCAAGCAACTTGGCCTCAATCCCCGGAAGAACGACGAGGCCGATGCAATCGGGATCATGACCTACGGGTTGCTTTATGATCAGGTCACCCCGCCGTGGTGCGCCAATGAAGTGCTGCAGCAACCCCTTGAGGTGGCGCGATGACCGTCCCTCGCACCGCCGCGCCGACCGGAGCCCAAAAGTCTCTCCGTGCAGCCACTTTCGCCACAAACCGGGCGCAGCGCGATTACTACCGCAGCCTGATCGCCGAACTGCCGGATCCAGAGGAATACGCCCGCTATGTCCCAGAGGCTATCTGCGCGGCCCTGCTGCGCGCCTTCAAGCACCAGTCCTACGGCTACCTGATCGCCGAGGAAGACGCGCACCTGCTTCCCGAACTGCGCAAGCGCGGCCTGGCGGGCTTCCCCCAGCCCCATGTCGCGCGCTCCGGCCGCGGTGTCACCGCGTTCGGTTGGAAGGTTCGAGAAGCCCTGCTGCGGGAGGAAACGAATTGAGCCGTATTGAAACGATAGGCCGCGCTACGCTTTACCTTGGCGATTGCCGCGATGTGCTGCCCGGTATTCAAGCTGACTGCCTGTTCTCAAGCCCGCCTTATAACTGCGGGATGAATTACGGCGCTGCGAATGACAGCCTGTCGATGGGTGATTTTAAACAGATGCTGGCCAATACGCTGGTGGCAGCAGAGGCCCGCGTCAAGGTTGTAAACGTGGGCCAATACATCGGCTCTCGCGAGAGCCGAGTCCTGTTCCGAGAGGTGCTGACTGAGGTTTTTGGAGGCCAGCCCGTTGATGAGGTGGTCTGGAATAAAGGGCCTGCCAACGGGGCGGCATGGGGGAACTACCCTAATAGCCCAAGGATAAGGGCGCAGCACGAAAGCATCTATGTTTTCGGCAACACCACCATGCCGAACGGCAATGGCCTTGATTGGCCAAGCTGGTCAAGATTGACAACCAGCGTTTGGAATATCCCCGCCACTGTCGATCTGTCGATTCACCCAGCGATGATGCCGACTGCGGTTGCAGAACGCTGTATCGCGCTTTGGGCTGACGTTGAGGGCGTAGTCCTAGACCCCTTCATGGGTAGCGGCACTACTGGAATTGCCGCGCAAAGGCAGGGCCGGAATTTTATCGGCATCGAAGTCGATCCCGCCGCTTTCGACATTGCCTGCCGCCGCATCGAGGAAGCCCAGCGCCAAGGCGATCTATTCATTGAAGGGGCGTCGTCATGAGCCTGTCCCCAGCAATCATTGACGCTATGGTAGCTGCTGGCGCAAGTGTCGAAGTGCTCGCTGCCGCGATAAAAGCCGACCTTGCTGAACGCGACAGTAAGGCAGACGAGAAGCGTGCAAAGGATAGCGCCCGGCAACGTCGCCACCGTGA